AATTCTCATCCATTGTTACTTAAAGAATACTTTGGTAAACGTGTATCATTAGAAACTTTAATCATACTGGATGAACTTGTTCAGTATGTTGATAATTGGGATAAATGGATGTGGGAAGATATTTTGTGGCCAGACATAAAAAAATTGATGATTGACTACCAAAAGTTCTTGACAATACCCAAAGAAAGGTGTAAGATGGTACTATTAAAACTGATTGCAAAGGAGCAATAAGATGGACATTAAAATGAGTGATGCCACAGAAGATACTATAATGCATAGAAATGCATTTCTTGAAACTGACAATGAAAAACTTACTTCTAGGGTTAAGGAGCTTGAGTTTGATTGTGCGGAACTTCAACGTGACAACGAACAAATGCGAAAAAGAGTCAAGACTCTCGCAAGTCGTACACCAGAATGGCCAAAAGGTTATAAACCAATAAGAAAGAAGTAACACTTATTGATTATATGGGTAGCGATTTAACAGTTGTTAACGCTGCCCGTGTTTCTTTTGGTAAACGGAAAGGGAAAGCTGAGTTTGACAACAGTGATAAAAAGTTAATTAATTATCTTGCAAGACATAATCATTGGAGTCCGTTTGGTCATTGTTCAATACAGTTTTATATCAAGGCTCCTCTATTCGTTGCACGACAGTTAGTGAAACATCAAGTTGGTTTAACGTGGAACGAAATATCAAGAAGGTATGTAGATACTGAACCAGAATTTTTTGAACCTGATGTCTGGAGAAGCGCTGCAGACGATAAGAAACAAGGTAGTTCCGATGAACCGATTAACATCAATCCAAAAGATGATATGGTCAACGATTACCAAAAAGCATTAAATAGAGCAAAGTGGACGTATGAAGAACTTCTAAGGAAGGGTGTATGTCCAGAACAAGCTCGCATGGTTCTACCGCAGAGTATGATTACTGAGTGGTATTGGAGTGGAACGCTGTACGCATTTGCAAGGGTATGTAACCTACGATGTAAACCAGACGCACAACAGGAAACTAGACAGATTGCAGACATGATTGACAAGGAATGTGGAGAACTGTTTCCGATTAGCTGGGGTGCATTGATTGAGTAAACAGATGGACAATGAGATTGCATATGTTTATGGCAATGGTAAATCCAGAAAGGGCTGGGATATCAGTCGAAAAATTGAAGGTGTTACGACTTGGGGTTGTAATGCAGCCTATCGTGATGGTGTGGTTGATAATCTAGTGTGTGTTGATTACAGTATGCAACAGGAGATATACGAATCTGGTTATCCATTAGAGAACACTTGCTGGTTTCTGGATTGGGACATACTACCACCAGAGTTTAGTGGATTAGAAGTTATTAGAGAACAACATAAAGTTATTCATGAAAACACACCAACTGATGAAGGGTGTGTCGTCAACGGTAAAGACGATGGTGATTTGTATATCACTTGGATAACTAGTGAAAATGGAATATGTGATATTCCATATCCCAAAGATTGGTGCTCGGGTGCAACCGCAGTTCATCTTGCGTGCCAACAGGGAGCAACAGAATTATTTTTACTCGGTTTTGATTTGAGTATAAATAATATATACGAGAGTACTAAAAATTATCCTAAACAAGTGGAACACCCAGAGTGGAAACTTCAACTACTGACTACGTTCAAAGAGTTTAAAGGAACAAAGTTTTATTGGGTTGAGCCACAACATCCACTTGTAGATGGTGATACTCTCGAAAATTTAAAATACATAACATACGTTAATATACGTTAACATAAGGAGAAAGATATGTCTCTAGAGACACTTAAAAAGTCAAGTTCACTTGACAAACTACTCAACGCAGTTAAAGAGGATTCTGCACCTCAAGCGCTTGTGGAAACCAGAACTGGACAAGTCTGGTAACGGTTATGCAGTTATCCGATTTCTTCCAGCAGTCGAAGGTGAAGACTTACCTTGGGCTAAGATTTGGAGTCATGCATTTCAGGGGCCTACTGGTCAATGGTATATTGAGAACTCTCTCACTACCATCAGTCACAAAGACCCTGTTTCTGAACACAACACAAGATTGTGGAACACTGGTCTGGAATCAGACAAAGAACTTGCTCGCAAACAAAAGAGGAAGTTGCAATACTTCTCTAATATATACGTTGTGAGTGATGCTAAGCACCCTGAGAACGAGGGAAAGGTGTTCCTATACCGTTATGGTAAGAAGATCTTTGATAAGGTCATGGAAGCGATGCAACCAGCATTTCCTGATGATCCACAAATCAATCCGTTTGACTTCTGGGAAGGTGCGAACTTCAAATTGAAAATTCGTAAGGTTGATGGTTACTGGAACTATGACAAGTCAGAGTTCGATGCACCAAGTCCTTTACTAAAGGATGATGATAAAATCGAGGAAATCTGGAAGTCTGAGTATCCTCTTGCAGAGCATACAGCTGCAACTAACTTCAAGTCGTATGATGAGTTAAAAACTCGTCTTGATGCGGTCTTGTCTGGAACGGTATCTGTTGGTAATGTAACTGATGAATTGAAAGATGAACCATTTGCTGCACCGAAGGTTGATACCAAACCTGTTGAAGCTTCATCTCCTAAGAATGATGAAGAAGATACAATGGCATACTTTGAGAAGTTGGCCAACGCATAAGGTTGGTACGCCACTCGATGTCAAACTAGTCCCTGATTAAATCGAGAAATGTCCAGTACCCCCCTAGGCGCCAGCGAGGGGGGTATTTTTTTATAACGGGCCTGGAGCTACTGCTCCACTCATATCCTGATCACCTATCCTTGTCTCAACATTATTGATTGACTGTTGGTTAAGTTTAGAAGAGAGATCTTGTACAACAGTGGTAGTGCTTCCTGCTACAGCATCCTTTTCTCTACTTTCCATTTCAAGTTTTGCCCTTCTCAACGCCTCTGCTTGTGGTGATATTCTTTCACCAGTAATAGGGTCAAATCCGCCCCCAACACCTTTTCCCCCAGCAAGTGCTGGATCAACAAATTTTGCTGGGGGTTCTGGCGCCGGTTCTGGAATTCGTGCAAATGCTTTCATCGCCGGCACTATTGCGCGAAACCCGCCACCTGCTGCTTTAAATGCTGCTGTTGCTCGTATAAACGGGCCAAAAAGCTTACCAAAAAATTCACCAACAGATCCATACAATTCAGACATTGCCTTTAAGCGCTCTTGCCGTTTTTTCTCTTCTCTTTCCCTACTCTCTTTCACCCACTTAAACGGATTGATGACATCCCAAATCGCACCAAAAAACCCGAAAACCTTGTCCATCGTATCACCTGCCCACATAGAAAATTTTTCCTTAAAACCTTCTGGAAATATTGCATCTGTAAAGGAACTAAAAAAGTCTGTAGTTGCCATCATGACATCTACGGCATACATCGATGCTGTATCTTTCCATCCTTTGGGAATAAGGCCTGCGATAAATTCGGTCGGGATTTTAAATAATTCTACAAAGAAAACTGAAAGTGCAGATCCAATTGCCACCCAGATTCCCTGTCCATTTTCAAGTTCGGTTGTAAATGCCTCAATACCTTCTCGCAAGGCTAGAGCAATGGTTAACAACCCCCCGGCGAAAATAACGACCGCTGCAATTGGAATTAATATTGGGGCGAGTGCTGCAACAAGTCCCGTAACTGCTGAGACTATTAGTCCCCACGCGGCAATAAGAGGCACGGTAATAAGTGCTGGAGAGATTAGTGCAGCAAGTATTCCAAGTGCAACTACATTTTCTCCAATTAATGTTCCAAGTCCTTTCCAAGTAGGAAGTTCATAAAAAATCTTCAGATCTTCCCAAAAATCTACAAATGTGGTCTTGAAAAATACATATGAAGGAAGTATATAATCCTTATAAAGCATATCTAATAAAGGTGGAAAATCCTCTACAATAATTTTTCTAAGCTTCTTCCATGTATCACTCTCTAAAAAGTTTGCAAGTGCAAAAAATCCTATAGCTGTTAGTCCCGCCAGCAAACCAGTTTTGACTACACCTAATGCCTTTAAGGCACCGCCAAGTCCCTTTATTTGTTTCTTAAATACAATTCCTAGTTTTGTAAAGCGTTTGTCTTGATTAGCCTTCCTATCCTTCTCATCCTCCTCGGCGGCCGCGCCCGTAACGCTGGTGGGTTGGGAACCTTGTGGGCCGTATGCCCCTAACGCGGCTTCCTGCGCTGCCTGGATGCGTTTAAGTATCTGAATCTGTTCTTCATTTTGATCACCGAATACGGCGTCGAACCCTTCTAGCTTTTTAAAATGGTCATCATCACGACCGTGTTCATCTTCATCTACCTCGAATTTTTTTTGTCTACGAAAAGTGTCGTATTCTGCGAATACTTCTAATCCACTTTGTTTTATATAATCCTCTGCGGTCTGTTCGGCGCCGCTCTTAACCGCGTCTGTGATTTCTCTCTGAGATTCTAATAAATCTTCGTTTGAAGCACCACCAGTTCTAGGAGCGCCCTCTATAACCGCTTCTGTGGTTTCTCTTTGAGAATCTAATAAAGCTTTGTCTGCACCCTTTGGTTTGGCGGGTTCGCCATCATCTGTACCTTCTCCTCTTGATTTAACACCTTCTTCAATTCCTTTAAGTAGCTCTGTAGTTTTATCGCTAGGAGGACTCTTCTGTTTTGACAGTAATTCATTAGTCTTTTTTTGTTCAGCTAAGATGTCATCAAAATCAGCCATTTACTTACCTCGCAGTTGTAATTCCTGTGATTTACTTGAACCTGTGTATAGACCAAACCATACTACTTTATACAAAAGGTATATGTATGTAGTAATAAACACCCGTGGAAATATTCTCCACTGGTCAACCATATGTGCAAGGTCAATCCATTTTTGATATTGATTATCCATTACTTCATTTTTCCCTTTTCATACCTTTCTTTTTCCTCTTTGATATATTCTAGGAGTAAACCAACATATATCTCTCTTTCCCACGGCATCATATTCTCTAATTCTGTCAAACTATAATTATGATGCTGCATCATTCCAAAATTGGTCTTGTAATGATTATACAAGCTATCATGAGAAAGACTCATCCTAAAAAACTTGCCAGGCCTTCCACTACGACCTCACTCTTTACATTTGTCTTGGGATTCGTAATAGGAATTACATGACGCAACTTGGGCATTGTCTCGAAGAACTCCATTATTTTTTCAAACTGTTTTCCTGTTAACTGGTCTATGAATTCACTAATATCTTTTTCACTTATATCAATTCGACTGAAAATTTGTTCACCATAATGTATTTCATGTACGCATTGTATTAGAACTTCAAATACTTGTTCGACTTGATTAGAATTAGTTGCAATTTTTTTCATATTGTTTAAAACAGGATACTTTAAAAATAACTTAACAGTATCCGTTATTTTCACTTCATTAGTGTGTCCATCGGTCATTTGAACGTCAATATCATTAATATCTATCTCTGTAGAAACTGTTGTTTTTTCATCGTCTGGACAAATAAGATTGAGTTCTACCTTTTCGCCAATAGACTTTCCTCTTATTTGTAGAAAAATATATTCAATATCAAATAAAGGTGAATTTTCAATGTCAATTTTTTCAAACGTACATGACTGAACTAAGTTACCTACAGTATCTA